TGACGCTCCGCACGCTGGGCCTCATCTTCCGCGAGGCGCAGACGATGCAGGGCGGGCCGTGGCAGGAGAAGGCCGACGCGTATTTCCGCGAGGCCGAAGAGGCCATGCAGGGCGCGCTGGCACTCGTCGCGCGCGACTTCGACACCGTGACGGTGGATGACCAAGTGGATACCACGGAAACCACGCAGACCGCTGACGCCGTGACCGCCGGCGGTGCGTCCTTCCAGTGGACGAGGGCCTAATGGCAACGACTCCAGATGTGCTTCTGAACCGAGTGCGGTCCTTGATGGTCGATGCGCCGTTCTACTGGCGCGAGGCTGTCAGCAGCGAGGACTTCGCCTTGCAGGGAACCGGCAGCAGCGACGCCGTGTTCCGGTGCAAGATTCGGGGCGGGAACAGTCTCGGAGGGTTTGGGTATTCCGAAGACCGGGTCGATACGCTGGACATCGAAGTGGCGCGGCAGATTGCCGCGGACTACGTGGCGACGCATGCGACCTTGGTCAGAGATTGTTCCAGCTTGACCGCAGCGATTATTCAGGACGGGCACGTCACCTCGGGTGAATACACCGTTCCGGATACAGGTCGAGCCTGGGAAGTGGCGGCACCGATTGGCGCGTCGTATCTCACGCTGCGCTTGACGATGCCGCTCAACTACGAAGCACAAGTGTAGGAGAGTCCACACATGGCAGGATTGACCGGCAGAGAAATCAAAGCCGCGTTTGCGAAGTTTGCGACGAACTCATGGGGCGTCGCGGCCTCGGTCACGCGCGGCATTCACTTCACCTCGGACGGCGGCGCGAAGCTCTCGCGGCTGCGTGTCAATGACGAGGCGCTGGGCCAGACGTTTCTGGGCCGTGGCGACTTTGGCGACACGCAGGCGCAGGACATCACGCTGACGAAGCAGGACCGCTACGCGGACTTTCAGTATGTCTATGAGGCACTGGCGATGGGGTCACCCGCCGCCGTGACCATCAGCACCTCCACCGCGACGCAGACCACCTCGTGGCGGCACGTGATTGACCTTGCCCCGTCGATTGACGGGCTGGGCGTCACGATGGCCTACGACAAGGTCACGTTCGTCGACGAAATGACCTCAGCCAAGGTCTACGGCATGAGCAAGACCGTGGGCGATTCCGGCGTCATGGACACGACGTTCAACCTGATGGCCGCGCAGATGACGGACATTAGCTCGGTCAACACCCGTAGCACCGTCAACGGGGCCACGTTCCCGGCGCTGGACAATCGCGTCTTCAGGCGGCAGGGCACGTTCCGGCTCAACCCGCAGTCGGCGGGGTCTCTGGCGGCCACAAACGCAGTCAACCTCGAAGGCTTCACGTTCGAGTTTTCGCGACCGCAGGATGCCCCGAACGTGACAGGGCAGGATTTCATCTTCGAACCGGCCGATGCCGGGTTCCCGGAGACAAAACTGACCATCACGTTCCCGCGCATGAACACCGTGTCGGCCAACAGCGTCTACGCGGCCCTGCGCGCAGATACCGTGTTTAAGGCCGACATGGAGTTCCTTGGCTCGTTCATCAACTCCACCGACCGGTTCACCGAGCGTATTGAGTGGCCCGCGCTGGAACTGGACACGGACGGATTCGTGGCCACCGAAAGCGGTGCGAATCAGGTCAAGCCGCAGGTGACGTTCCTGGCCAAGTCGGCTGCGACCTCTCCGAACGGAATGGCCTTTACCAACCCGTTCCGCATCACTCGTATTACCACGCAATCTCTCGTCGCATTTTAGCGGCGGGTTTTTCTAGGAGCGCACCGAGCATGCCGCGACAGCTACAGACCGATGACCTCACCTTTTGGGTGGCCGAGACTGACCTCGACGATATCAGTGAAGCCGACCCTGAGGTGCGCTACGAACTCCGCGAACTGACCACCAATACGTGGCGGCGCATCCACAAGGCCCATACCAAGCGGGTGCCCAACAAGGCCACCAAGGCGATGGAGTCCGAGACGGATGCGGAAGCGTTTGCGGATGCACTCGTAGACTACGTGCTGGTGGGCTGGAGCGGCATTGTGGAGCGGGGCGGCGCGCCTGCGCCCTGCACTACGGACAACAAGCTGCGTCTTGACAGCGTGGTCAAGGCGGCGCTGGTCGGGCGGGCAGGCCTCACGCAGATTGTGCAGGCCGACGCCGCGCGCGAGAGTTCCTTTCGCCGGACTGACCAGGTGGGCGGAGTTCTGGGCTGATTCGGTCATGACCGGGCAGGTCATCTGCTGCCAGGTCGCGCCGGATGAACTACTAGAGCAGGAGGCCGAGCAGTATGACTGTTCGGCCTGCTTGCTCCAACAGCAGGTCGACGCACTCGACGAGGACAACAAAGAGGCGTGGGCGCTGTATCGCTCGTGCTGCAACCGGTTTACGCAGGATTTGCAGGCTGGCGCGGTCGTGCTGGACCGACTCACCCAACATCTGAGTGCGGACGAGTTCCGCAACATGTCTGAGCGGCTCCGCATCATCTACGATGTAGTCTCACCGCCCCGGAAGGAGACGCCGCGCTAATGGCACGCGAACTGGAAATCAAAATTACTGCGGACATTGCTCAGGCGGTCGACAGGCTGAAAGCCGCAGAACGCGCGCTTGGCGACATGGGCGACGCGGCAAAAGACGCAGGCGATAAGACCGACGACTTCGGCGATAAAACTGAAAAGGTTGGCAAAAAATCAACCGGCGCCTCTGACGGCATGGACGCATTGACAAAATCTGTCATGCAATATGTGTCCTATGCCGCTATTGGCGCAGCCATTGACCGCTCAATTGAGTTTGGGGCAGCGGTCAATGACTTATCGGCGCGAACTGGCATCGGAACGGATGCGTTGCAATCGCTAGGGTTCGTGGCTGAGCAGACGGGCAGTTCTATGGAAACGATGGCACGGGCCGTCACGTTT